ACCACTGCCGATGTTACCTGTTGTACCTGTAATTGTAGCGGCAGTGAGAGTGCTAGTGACAGCTAGACTAGTACCGGTAATAGTAACGGCCTGAAGAGTGCCGCCAGTTATAATACCACCATTGGGAGCACTAATGGCAGTACCTGTATTGTTAGCGTAGATTTCACCAGCAACGTTAACGGCATTACCGACATTAAGAGTATTGCCAACATTTACGGTTGTACCCGTAACAGTAGTGGCTACTAGTTTGTTGGCCATAGTACCATCAAGCTGACTGGTGGGAAGAACTACTGAACTACCAATACTACCACTAACTACACCAGCATAGTTGGCATTACTCGCAGTGGCTACAATACCGGACACTTGATTGCCACTAATAGTACTGCCCGGACCGGTAATGGCTCCACTAATAGTACTGCCCGAAGCATAAGGAGTCCAAACAACATTGGTAGTACCGCTACCAACTAGGTAGTAACTATTGGTGGGGGCGGGCAAATCGTTGTTGGCGATCTGGTTGACGACTCCAAAATCTAGAGCGGTAGGCCCATGAGCGTAAGTGGTGCCGCCAACAAAACCCGTAATAGTAGTAGTGCCTTCTTGCCCTCGAGCCACTTGAGCGCTATTACCGCCTGCGTAACTATAGATCCAAACAATTTCACTGGTGTTGGTGGCACCATAGCTAGTGGGGTTAATGATGAGTGGGACGTAACTAACACCACTAGTTACCGAGATACCGGTTGGAGCCTGACCGTTAGTAAAAGTCAGAGTGGTACCATTCAGACTCTGGATAGTACCGGTAATAAAGTTATAGCGCAGTCGTTGACCGTAGGCAGATGACATTTAGTCCTACTTGGAGAGATCGTCGGGAGTACGGACAGTCTTGTTGGTATCGGTCACATTACGAAGGAAAGTTTGGGGAGTACGTCCGTCAAATGGGTAGCCACGAGAAGGAACTGTCTTAGGTTTATTAACCCAGCAGTAACCGGGGCCACCCTGAGCTCCAAAACTAACAGTAAGAATGTCATTACCGTGAACTTCTACAACAATTGCAACATGCCAGCCGGTACCGGGTCCATAAACAACATGGTCACCAGGAAGAACTTGCTCCACTGGGACACCCTTGGCATTCTTAATCCACATGGCCTCGTGCTCTTCGTGACTGAGAAACGTGCCGGTGTAGCCCTCGTGGTTGAAGTTAAGACCGTTGGGGTCATTGCCATTAGCGAGCCATGCCCAGTATGTGCAAGAACCCGAGCAGTCGGTGTTGACAGGAAACTTGGGAGGCCAGATACCGATAGCATTCATGCGGTCTGAACCTTCTGAGTAGTTCCAGTGCTCTGGGTGCTTGATACGATCGGCTACAGCCCAGTTGGCCCAGGCTACTTGTGCATTACGTGTATCATTCATTATTAGTTTCCATTCTCTCTTGAACTACGGTATTGACCGTGCTGGTATACTGAAGTATTATTGGCTCCTGCTACATAACCAGTAGACGACTTATTGATGGTAAATTGACCATTAGACATGGTAAAGTTAGCCACCTGAGGTTCCCATGGGTATAGTGGAGTACTACCATTACTGTAAGGGTAAGACGAGTTGACAACAACTTCTACAGTACTTGTAACTACCTGACTACTACCGCTAGGAGTAATGTAGTTGACATTAGTACCAGAAGTGGTACTAACCAGGTAACCAATTATGGCCTGTCTACTCTGACCAGTACCGGTAGTGGTAGTGGTAATGGGAGTTTCAGCCACTCCGTTCCAAGTGCCCTGGTAAGGGCTAGCAAACTGATTGGCTTGAGTAAATGACAAAAGCAATTGATTTGGCTGGTATGAAACCGTAGTTGTAAGTGGAGTATTGACAACTGCAGTTGAGTTGACAACCAGTCCGGTTTGAGAAGCAATTGGAGCATTAGCAAGAGTGCCACTAAAGACCGCTGCGACCATGCCACCGCCACCACTCTGAGCGGCCGGAATAATACCACTTAGTGTAATTACCGAGTTGCCGGAAGCACAGTTGTAACCTAGAAAGTAGGCGTAGGTTTGTAGGTTAGAGGTACCCTGGCCTAGAGTAATCCAAGTGGCACCTAGACCGGTAGGTGTAAGTTGTGGAGCTTTAATGGCATAACCGGAAGCTGAAACGTTGACAGAATTGGTTCCACTAACTACAAAACCCGTAGAACTACCGGATACAATAGTGACATTTTGAAAATTAAGAGGCGTACTAACACCATAGATAGTAACAACATCACCTACTGAAAAGTAATTATTGGCATTGTAGGTAATTAAACTGCCATTACCGGTTACTGTAGTAATTTGACTTGATACAAAACCACTAGTCACGGTACCTGTACCACCACCACCGGCGTACGCAACAACTACGAGATCTTCACCGATAGTGTTAGAGGGTAGAGTTAGAGTGCAGTTTGTATAGTTGGTATTAGTCCAACCTGAAGTAGTAGTAGTATACAGAGAGATTGACATGGATACTCCTTATATAGACTAAGTGACTATTTGACGAGATTACATTTAGCCATAGTTGGGATCTGGAATGACGGCATCTCCGAGATCGTTAGTAGCAACTGCAGTATCTACGGGTTCCAGGTCTTTATCTTCTGCATAGTCTACGGGTTCTAGGTACGTCTCTTCCACGTTGTCTTCCGGACCCTGATCAAACACTTGACTAATATTGTCTGTACTCTCAAGATCTTGTGCAACAGCCCAGTTGACATTTCCTACAGTATTGGTATTTACCGGAGTGACTTTTACCGACACTGGAATACGAGTGCTAATATTTTGCTTTTTGGTAAATAGAGTTTGAACCAGTACTGCAATTTTCTTAGAAATATTTTGCTCTTTGGAGACAAGTGCCTGTACCCGTAATGCAAATACTCGAGCTTTACTTGCAGGAGTATGGATAGAAGACACCACAGATGCCTTTGCACGTCTCAAGTAAGTGACTTTCCGAGAAGGGGCAATAGTATATCTAACTGTAGCTGTTGAATGCCTTGGGTGCTTGACGGCTCGAATAACAGTGGCATTAACCACTTGGGTTGCCTGTATTTTTCTAGTTCTACTCGTATTTCTCTTATATAGTGCACTTGAAACTCTGATAGCAGTAGAGTTTTTCTTTCTCTTAGTGGACTTAGCGATTTTAGATACATTAGTCACTAATGCACTGACTTTTTTAAGCTTAGACACTTGAGTACGAGTGTTATTGACTAAAGTTGACAAAGACACTCTACGGTAGATATGACTTCTAGAAGTTCGAGCATTACTGGTAAATAGAGCTCTAAATTTCTTGGTAATTGACTTACTATTAGTGACCGTCAGAGACATTACCGCCTTTAGTGACTTGGTTGTCTTTTTACTGATACTAGAGAGCGCTACACCGGTAGCTACAACTACTTTTAGGAATACTTTATTGTTAGGTTGACGAACATACCAGAGTTGAACTGCCGAAACCATTCGAACTTTCACTTTACGATTCAGAGTATAAGTGGCGTTTGCACTAGTGGCAGTGACTCGTCTTAGTCGCACTCTACTCTTATTGGACAGTGATGCAAAAACTTGTACGGCACTAACAACTCTATTACGAATGCGAGATCTAAAGCTAGTGGCTACAGGCATCCAGACAGACTTAACGCTCTTAGTGACAGACTTAATTACAAGAGCGTTATTAGAGAGTGTGGCAAACACTCGTCGTGATCTCTGTAAGTTTCGAGAGTCACTAGCGGTATTACTCTGATTTGCATTAATTCTCTTGATTTTAGACACTTGAATTTGAGCAAGGTTGGCAGCAGCAGCTAGTACTCTACGAGATTTTTGAATGGCTCTAGAAAGAATACTTAAGGACAGTTGCAGAGCCAAAGAAACTTTGAAAACTTTTTTATTGTCTCTACTAGTTAAAGTTTGAGCGGCTTTGGAAGTTTTGCCTCTAGTAATAATTCTACTTGATTTAGCTAGGGACACTTGGACAGCTTGCAATCTCTTGACTTTAACCACTGTTGCACGAGCTACATTTGCTAGAGCGGCAATAGCTGTTCTAATATATTGAAAATGTTGACGACCGTTGGTGTAGCCAAGATACGATTCTTGACTACCATAAAAAGCTCGAGTGACATTGGTATTATTGGAGTTTAACGATAAATAGCCATTGGGAGAAGCCGGGACATTCCAAGTGATAGTGACACTGCCATCACCGCCATTACCACCCTGACCATATTGCTGACCAAGGGGGCCGGCATTATAGGTGCCGCCACTGCCTCCACCACCACCTACGCCTGGAACGGCAATAGTAGGGTATGGAGCATTGGAGGTTGAAGAAAGATTGCCACCACCGTTACCACCGCTACCGCCATTAGTTGGAGCCACTGCACCCGAGATAGAAGATGTAGCATTTGTCCCTGCACTACTACTACCGGCACTACTACCACCACCAGCACCGTTACTCCAATAGCCATTACCACCAGCGTAAGAGGTAAAAGAAGTCACTATCCCAGCTGGGTTAGAACTAGCGCCACCACCAAATCCAGAAGCAGTTTGGTTAAACTCTCCCATTTTACCGCCCTGACCTCCAGAAGCGACTATAAAAGGGATATAGGGTCCATAGAGACCGTAAAAACTAGAGTCTCCACCATTACCACCGGCACCGGTAACTGGACCCATTCCTCCAGAACCCACTACAATGGTATACGTTGCTCCGGGAGCTACATATAAGGTTGCTGAAGTATAGGCACCACCACCACCACTACCGCCTTGCTGACCAGTATCGGGACCGGCACCACCGCCACCTGCGCCTATTAGAGTGACAGTAACATAGGAGACATTGTTGGGTACAGTCCAGTAATAGGTACCGTTAGTAGAATAATTTTGGGTAGCCATTAAAAAGTGACACTTCCCGAATATACTAGAGCCATAGTACCGGTAGTTCCTTGTGCTGCACCGGCTGTAAATCGCATCCAGTTATAAGACCCATTAGTACCACTTGTAACTGTACCCAAACTCGCTTTAGTAAGAGATGGGTAACCCGAATATGTAGCGGTAGGCCATGCAAGTATGACTATTCCAGGGTAACCCCCCTGGCTAGTAGCGCGGGTTGCATCACCACCCTTACCAATTCCAGAAGTTTGAGCAATAGTACTCTGTGAATAGCCACCAGCACCATATACAGTGCTTGTGCCATTGATTGTACTGGTTAGGCCTGTTCCACCCGATGCTGTACCGGTACTAACACCAGCAGAGCCAGCGCTAATTGCACCACCACCACCACCACCTGTACCGGTAGAACTACCGGCATTTCCACCTACGTTTGTATTAGAAAGGTAGGGGCTAGAGTTGGAAGGAAGGCCATTACCGCCGGTACCATTGGCTCTACCGCCACCACCACCTGAACCGCCATCTGTACCATTATTGGCTCCAGTAATAGTTCCACCAAGTCCACCACCGCCACCGCCAAGTGCTTGGATAGTTGTCGAAAGTGCAGTAATTGAACTTGTTCCGCCTTGATAACCGGTTATGTCGGTGGATACATCAGTGGGTCCACCGCCACCTACAACTACATAGACAGTGATTCCCGAAAGAGGAATAGAGAGCTTGGGTGACGTATTACCGGTAGAAACGAATGTAGAAGTGGTAACTACGTCACCACCACCGCCACCGCCACCAATACGAGAAACTGTAACATAACCACCACTAGACCCACCACCACCAACAACTAAGTAGTCCAAAGAGAGTGTAGAGGTGGACATTGAAGAAAATAGCCCTAGTGATCTAGCACTATTGTTTGCAAATGTAGTAGCCAATGGCATTAGAACTTGGTCAATCCCGCTAACAAAGTATATGAGTTAGGTGTACCAGTTGCTGTACAGATTACTGTAAAATTATATGAGTCTAGTGTACTGGCATCTGCCGAAGTCCATTGTACACCACCCTGGTAATAGGTAGTAATGTTATTATTAGTTGCGCCTTGACCTGGAAGTGCCGAACTACTTGCACCTGCTAAACTACCGTTAATTGTAATATTATTAGGCAAATAGGCAGTGGAACCGTTATTGACCAATAATGCAAAAGTGGCACTCTTACCGGCAGTAGTTGGTGCACCGGTAATAGTGATAGTAAAAGAACCACTAGGAGACAGAGTATTGTAGTAGAAAGACCCACTAGCGGTATTTAGTACCACTGAGTTTGATCCACTAAGAGCGGTAGTGCTATTGACTACTACATTTTCATAGGTACTTTGAAGAGTTACAAGACTGTTAGCAGTGAGACCACCCAAAACTGTCGTAGAGCCACTTATTGCAAGAGTGTTACCCACTACAACTGCACCACTTACTACTAGGGAACTTACTGTACCACCACCATAGAGTGCATTAGCCGCTCTATTGGCCTCACTAATATCGACACTCGTAAACACTGGAACCGCTATGGTACCACTGGCTTGAGCCACTGCTGTAGTAGAGTCAACTCCTCGAGTGATACCGGAAAGAACAATGGTATTGCCGGCATTCCAGTTATAACCACTAGCCGCTACATAGATCTTTTCTTCGGTGCTAGTGCCGTAACCTAAGGCTAGGTACCACCCACCGGTAACGCCTAGACCACTCCAACTGCTCATACTACCGCTAAGTGTCAGAGAAGTATCAGAAGCTCCAATACCGCTTCCTGCAAGATAGAGAGGGTAAGCCCCTCCTACATAGGAGTTGATGGAATAGGGTGTTCTAGCCATTGACGGTCTATTAAGAGACTAATATCAAGCAGGGTATGGAGCAGATTGCCAGGTAGGAGTAATGGCTAGTGAGTCACCACTAGCGAGGGTAACCGAGTTGGTGTCCGAGAATGGAGCATACCATAGAACAACGTTAGTACCACTGACACTAGGGCCCTGGTTAGTACCCCAAGTGGCAACAAACATACCGTACACTGGACTCCAAGTACCCGAGTTGCAGGTAAAGGTTAGCGGTGCACCGTAAGTACTCTGCTGAACGTTAATAGTATTAGACCCGATAACTGTAGTACCTAGAGTGGTAGCACCCCAACCGGCGCCACTAACACTAATGCGGCCATAGCCACCGCCACCTGCACCACTCACTTCGGTAACTTGGTAGGTACCGGTGTTAAGAGTGACGTTAGTGTTGGGTGCGAAGTTTTCGACACCGCCAACCCAGGCGTTGGTAAAGAGTCCAACGTATAGTGGGTTGGGTAGACTCTGGGTACCTCTAGGTGCAATGTTCAAGAGATAGTTAAGACCCTCTTGTGGGAACAAATATAGAGACGAGGAAGCCATTATTTAGCCTTTCTATTGAAATTGAACGTTGATAGTAAATACCACTTGGTCTCCAACATTAAGACTCAAGCCGGTAAAGTCGGTCTTGACAAACATACTGGTATCACTTTGAGTGATCCAAGTACTGGCAGGAATGGTTGTCAATGACGTAGAATTATTTTGACCTCTCAGTACATATAGAGTCTGATAATGGTCGCCACTAACTACAGTCATAACTTCACTTGAGACCTGCACATTAAAGGGATAAGAGGTTGGCCAAGCGTTATAGTTGGTTGGTAGGATATAGCTCTGAGAATTGCTTGTAACCTGTTGAGCCAGCTGCCCTTGGACTGGGATACCCTGAGTCTGGAATAGACCGATATTGGTTAAAGTCTGACTAGAGGTATTGTTGTAAGTACCAATCCAGGTGTAGGTGTCTCCACTGGTTACGGTAGTGTTTTGGTAGAGACTGGTACCCATAGTTCTATTGCCACTCTCTTCAAATAGAGCTACATCAGTGGCACTACTGGTTCCGGGTCCAATTCCCACTCCCAGATAGGGCTTGGTGCCGGCCTGCACACTCTCTTGAATAAGTGCATAGACAATCTGACTACGGGCAGCTGCTGTAATTGTTGCGGCCATTATTCTTCCTCGTCTACATTAGAAGGATGGCTCAAGAGAACTACTTCTTCCCTTGAACCATCCTTCCGAATGATATTAGCATGAATAGTCACCAAAGCGGAGACTTGATTCATGTTAGCACTGCTGTTGCTGAGTGCGCTTCTGACCCGTCTGGTTCAAGTTGCTCTGGTATAGAGCAAAGTAGTTGCCCCAGTCCTGGGTCTCAGTGCCACCATCAGGGCCTGCACCGGTACGGATCTGACGAACTTGCTTGGTTACAATACGAGTGGTGTCCTGAACGACGTTACCAATACCGGTCACTTCATAAGCGTGAACGATGGCATCATCAATCCAGGTAGGAATACTGTAGGGAGTACCCGAGTAGTTGGGGTAAGCGGTGTTGACCTGAGTACCACTAACGAACACATTGGTAAGAGTGGCAGTTGCACCACCACCAGTAGCAAGGGTTAGGCCCACAGGTGTACCCGAGTTAACTAGAATGATAACTGGAGTTGCCTGGTTACCGCTAACGGTACCGACCAAGCCACTAGGAGCAGTTAGGACCTGGAACTGGGACCCACTCAATGGGCCAGACTGCAAGGAACTAATAAGCGAACTGACCGTACTAGCACCACTTAGAGCCGTGGTGTTACCGGCACTACCCGAGATCACGAATGACGTACTAACGTCAGTGACCGTCAAACTCCAGTAACCACTAGTGGTACTTAGAGCGTTGATAACGGGAAGCGGGTTGGTCATGTAGGGTGACGTGCCGTTAGGCGTAGCACCACGTACAGAAGCCTTTACGCTCTGCTCGACGGGAACGTTGGGAGTTGTTGCCATTATTGGCCACCACCTTCTCTTCTAGAGTTGTATTGTCCATTTTGAGTAACGATGCCCTGCAAGAAGGCACCACCGTAGCCAGCACCACTTAGAGTGGGAGCAGCGTAACCACCACTCACAGTACCAGCAAAAGTTTGTTCCGTAAACGGGAAGAACCAGTTGATACCGGGAGTACTAAAAGTCACACCACTAAGAGCCGTGTAGCTTGAAGGAATATTGACACCTACAGCAGGCTCACTCTGGACAGTGAGGTCAGAGACAGGAGCCGTGACTTCAGGCTCGGTCTCGAATACTTCTTCGTTTTCTGTCTCTTTGCTCAATTTAATCTCCTTTAGAGGGTGAACTCAGATTCTCCTGATTTCACATGCTTTTGAAAGTTCTTGGGGCTTTCCGGCTTGTTCTTGCTGTTGGCCCAAATTTGTGCTGGAGTTAGTGCAGGACCGTTAGGCTCTGCCTCATCACGTACACCGGGCTTATACATACCGTTGTTCTCGGATGCATTGGGGCCTAGTGACTCCATTAGGTGATTTAAGTGGTCCTCACCACTATCTCTAGATTCATCAACTAGATTTGCGATTTTTGCTCCCGCTTCCTCGTCATTGAGAAAACGAATTTTTTCACGTTGTACTGCTCTTAAAACGTATGGGTGATTGCGGATATCTCCATCGATTGGTTGGATACTTCCGTGGTAACCTGCCCCTGCAAGCTTGAAACTACCCTTGGGACTTGTGAACACTGTAGTACTGGCCATTAGGTTTTCAATCCATCCGTTGGTTTGGATGTCCTGCATACCTTGGAAACTAGCCGGTACGATTGGGGCTCGGCCTGCCGCAAGATCGGCTGCGTCTGCCTTGTGTTCTACGATAATGCCGTCCATTTCTGGAACTGGTACCGGAGTACTGTTACCATTATCGCCACTGCGTGATACTGTCTTTGCCATTTTAATGCTCCTATATCAAGGGACTTTTGTCCTAATAGGTAGAGAGATTTTCTATACCTAGTTGTTACGTCAAGGGTATTACATTTGTTTTTACGTCAGAAGTGAGGTGTAGGCCGTTTGATAACCTACACCCCACTTCGTAGTAAATGTTAAGACTAAGCCTTAACGATCTTGCCCAGACCACGGGGGTTAAGAACAATCTCGGAAACGAGCTCGTCCATGACCCAACCCTTGTGGAACTTCTCTGGGGTGTGGTTCTCTTCGACGTCCAAAGAGTACATGACCGGGAACACACCGAGGAACTCGGGGCTTGGGGTCATGTAGACGGTGCCCTGAGGCACTTCAATTGAACGCTGAACTTGGAAGCCACCGAATTGAACGATACGCTCACCGGCAACAACGCGGTCCTTAAAGGCCCAACCGGTCTGGTTGATGTCCCACTTGTAGAGGTCACGGTAGTCAATTGGGTTGAACAATAGACGTGAAGCCTCCAACTGGTGGACTTCAATCAAGGCAACCAAGTCGTACATTGAGTCAGGAGTGATGTAGCCACTCAACTCGTTAACGATGTGGTTGGGAGACACGGTGTGGTTAGGGTCGACAGCGTAGTTGTTGATAGCGGCTTCTAGAACCGTGATTAAACGTGCGTCTTCCTGCATCATGATAGCTTGCTTGGACATGTCCTGAGCGTACTCCACAATGTTTACACGTAGGTACCACAAGTCTTCCTTCTTGATCTGAGGGAAGGTAGCGATACGGAACAAGCGGACTGGAACCTTCTTACCTTCGAAGGGAGTCACGCGGACTTCACCCTCGTTACCGGAAAGAATGTAGGCCTGACCGTACTCGTCCAAGACGTCGTACATGACCGGGACACCGGGGGTTAGTGGGTCTTCCAGAAGAACGTTACGGGTCATACCCTGGTAACGAAGCTTAAGCTGGATAGGACCAATCATACCCTGGCCCAAACGGACCATGTAGTTGTCCTTGTCCGAGAGGATAGAAGCCAGACGACGCTGCTTCTCCTCACGAGTGGCTGCGGTACGGCCGGTAGCGGTCTTTAGACGCTCCTTGGCCTCGATGATATCGGCGACGTAGTCATCCGAACGCTTGGCGGTACGGGGAGCTAGGCCCTCGAAACCTGATTGCATAAGTGAACTCACGATGAGATTCCTTTCTTAACTCAGACTATTAGGCAATGCCTAGTGGTGCTAGACGGACAACGATCTGAGTTGGGCTCAGAATGTCAATCAACTCGGCAACAGGAATAGCATTCACGTTGGGAGGAGTTGAAGTTAGGCAACCCTTAGCACTACCGGTACCGGCGTATAGCCACTGACGGCCACCGTTGGTAGGAACCGTGTAGGTCTGAGTGGTGTCGAAAGCAGGAGCCGAGATGGTGAAGAAGGCATTACTGCCGCCTAGCCAAACAGCCCAAGCGTTAACGCCGACCTGGGTCACGTCATCAATGTTGGGGTTACGGTCAAGAGCACTTAGACCGAAAGGTTGAGGACCGGATACACCACTGATCACCGTACTGGCTGCAGTTGAGGTGTTGCCATCAAATAGAGCCACGGTGTCTGGACCGGTGCGGTAGACGACCATACCCGAGTAGATGTTACCGGTTTCGGTGGGGTCCAGGAAGGTGTTGTACGGGGTAGCCTCGTACTTCTCGTACAACGGAGTGCACGTTCTGTGGACCCCAACGTTAGCAACAGAGTTGAGCTGAAGCATTTTTGTTTCTCCTTGTTAGGTTGGGATTAGTTGAGTGTCATCAGCCAGTCGTCAGACATAATGTCCTGACGCGAGACTGCTGAGGCCGTCGTCATACGACCCATTTCGGGCATGCGGTTTGCACCACTTGCCACCTTTTGGCTCCGGGGTTGACGGGCCCCAGACTTTTCGAACGTGTCGAGCGCTTCCTTGACTCCTGCCAACTTGGCATCCGACATCTGTTCAAACTTTGCAATGTGCTTGGCACGGTCCTCTTCTTGGGCCATACCTAGCTTCTCCAAACGCTCTACAACCTGTAGTGCCTCAAAGATTTTTTCACGACCGGACTGAACGGCAGCCACAGTACCTGCATAGGGAGCAAGTGCCGGGTTGGTGCCGTCATACGGGAAAGGATTACGGTCGTCGTCCTGCTGAGGAGTCTTACCGGTCTCTGCACCATCATTGTAGTAGTTCACGTAACCGGCATCTTCACCGTTCACTTCTTCTGGAACTAGTACGTTGGTGGTGTGGTCGGGAGTAATAGTGCGCTGGAAGTCGAAGGCATCGGCTTGGTCGTCCAAGTCACGAACGTCTACAACACGAAGGCTCTCTTGGTTACCGTTAGAGCCCTTCTTGTGCTTCTTCTTCTTGTGCTCGTCCTTCTTTTCGTCCTTCATGTCCTCGTCGTCTTCGTCGCCGTCATCGTCCATGTCCTCGTCCTTGGCAGCGTACTTGTTGATCTCCTCTAGGAAACCCTCAAGGCTCTGTAGGTCTTGATAGGCTTGGCCATAGTTGGCAGTAACCACTAGGTTGTTCTCGATATCGTTAATGATACCGGCAATGTTACCGATACTGTAGACAACGTCCTGGTCGGTACTGGCAGTGTGAACAAACTGCATACTGTTACTAGCGGACTTGAGTAGGTCACTGAAGTCAAAGTCACTCTTGTCGTCAATAGCATCACGAATTTGTCGACTGGCCTTGTAGACCTGGTATAGACTGTCATCTAGGTTGGCACTAGCGTACATAGGTTGGCCTTCTGCCCAAACGGCACTAGAACCAGGACCACCCATAATCTCACCATTCATAGCGGCATCCAGGTCACGAACTTCTAGTTGACGAACCATAGGCATTTCTGCAACCCAACCGGCGGTCTCGTTGGCGGCAGGAGGAGCCATAGTGCTCAAACCAAATGGACCGTCTAGGTATAGAGTGGTCTCCTGGTCGTAACCCTGTTGGCGAGGAGTAGTGGAGCCAGGTGCACCACTCTGTTGCCAGGCGTTATCTGCCTGCTTGACTAGTTCGTCATCAAATCGACTCATTGTTACTCCTTGTCGGTTTCAGAGCCTTGTTCCTGGCCCGTTAGTTTGTTTTGGAATTCTATTTGTGCTGCTTCACCAAGCATCTCGTGTGCTCGGTTGGTCTTGTCATCTAAGATAGTCTGCACATTTCCTAGATCCGGCATGCCTTGTGCTGCTTGCTTTTTCTTCTTCTTGTGCTTCTTGAGATGGTTTTTGCCATCTTGAATCTTCTTTCCGGCCGGAGTATTATCGGCACTAGGAATGAATCTTCTTTCAACGTTGGAGATTAACTTGGGGTCAATTCCGGTAAATTGTGGTCTTTTGTGATTAAGTTCACGTGGAGGCTCTTCGTATCCACATTGAGGGTTCTCACACTGTAGGTCAAAACCCTTTTTACCACATTTGGGGCATTCGAAATCCCGAGAGATATCGGCACCACTAGGCAAATAGTCTGCAAATGCCAGACTACGAGCCGCTGCCTTACCCATCCCTTGACTCTGCTGCCACTCTTGAATAGCCTGCATAACCTCGGGACTGATAAAACCACAATCTTCACAAACACCACTACGGTAATTGCCGCCTTGACACTGCGGACAGTCACCCAATACCGTAATCTGGATTCTGATGACTTCCATGGCCTGCTTGACCCGGAGAGTGTCTGAAACCTTTAATATCGGCATTAGTAGCGCTTTTTCTGCAACAACCAGGCACTTTCGTCAGCTGGGTCAAATACATAACTCAGCTCAAAGAAGTTAGGCCTATTGCAGTTTTCCCACACTAGAGCTTCTTTCTTCTTACCCTGCTTGTAGACTGTAACCGTTCTACCCTTTAGTGCCGGAATGTGTACGCAGTACTCACTCGGCTTACTAGCAGTCTTTTCACAAGCACTGCAGGTAGTAGATTCGACGTCAGCACCCATACTAACTGCATTCAACTTACCGCTCTCAATAGCAGCAGCAAGTCTAGGAAAAGTGACTGCATCTACTTCCATAAGGCAGTAGACACTAGCGTCAACTAAACCACTAGCTAGTTTGGTTTCACGATAGACAGCATCCTTGATTACTCCACGAGCTCTCTTGGGATCACTGTTATTGTGTTCAACAAATACCGGGCGACCAATGAACGTACGGTAGTTGCTTTTAATCTCTTCGGCTGGCCAACCGTCATAGTTGGCGTTCACTCTACTACTAATGGCACGAGCCACAGTGTAGAGATAGTTCTTCTTAGGTTCGAATTTGAAGTCATCGAAAGTGACGGGGTGTAGATCAATGGCTTCACGTGAGCCTAGGTTGATGGAAGACCGTCCCTGTAGAGTAACTGTAGGAGCACCGAACTTAATCATTTACGATAACTATTCTGAGTCTTTAGACGGGTTTACATTGTTTGAGGGGTGAACTTTTCGCTCTTCCTGTTGATGATGTCTAAATTCTTCGGTATGGTGCTTGAGCATCTCACCCTCAATAAACTCCATGAGATCTTTGACTTCCTGGAATTGATCCTTCTCCATACTCAATACGGCCCGAACAATCTGAAGACTTTCACGAATAATTTTGGCATCACTCTGAGTTTGTTCGAACATGGCAATACCTACTACACTCTCGATATTTAATGCCATAAGAGAGGCTATAAGATTCCACCAGAGTAAGATTGTAGTGCCACCAAAAATCCAACAAGTGTAACTAATAAGATTTATGGCAATAATAAATGGCCATCTACGAATGAGTTTCTGTAAAATCCAAGAGACATGTTGGCCTAGACCAATGGCTTCTCCGGTTACCGGATGCTTGAATCTTTTGGCCATTATTCTTCCTCTGCGTCTCTTAGTCCTTCGTGATACCCTAGATGACGATCCATAATGTGGGTAAGTTCATCAACTTTTCTCTCAACCCGATCCCACTGATCTTTGGAACTAGAGCCACCGTTATTGCGATGCTGAGAGAGCAACTGTTCGAACTTGTCATCCATATCTTCTTTAGTGGCCTTGAGTTCAATTTCTAGATCTTCCATCTTCTTTTTACTATCTCGAGTAAAGAATTTGGCAGTGTACTTGGCTACGGTAAGAATACCGGCAGCAGCAAAAAAGAAGTTACTTAGATATCCAAACCAGGCATTGGAACTATTAAAAAACGTTCCAAGCATTTCAATCTTCTTTTTTGGTATAAATACTGTTAGAGAGATCTAGATCTTTGTAGTTGCGAGCTAGCTTGCCTTCACCTTCTTCAATAATGGCAATCTTTTCTAGATTACTAACCACACTCAAGAAAGCGTTTTTGGGGGCACCCAATACCGGAAGGATATTGAGCTTATTGTCATTAAAAAGTCTACTCATAAAGTCTTATATCCTTCTTTTAAGGTTTTACATTAGAAGTCGTCTAGACCGGCACCCGTAGTTGTGTGCTCGTCCATGCCACCATCACTACTGTGTGCTTCATCACCTTGCTCTAGGTTGGGCTTGGGGATTAAGTGGTCGTCGGCTTCAATAATTGAGGCCAAGTGATTCTTAAATTCGTCTTCTGAAAACTTCTCGTAAGAGTCGTCAACAATAATCTTCATACCCTTGGCCAACTTCATACGCTTGCGCTTCTTTTGCTCGAAAGGTATAGCAAACTTCATTCTATCACCGTAAGTGACGGTCTCGAATGGTTCGTCATCAAAGTCGTCGTCCCAACCGGCTACACTAGCTGTCTTTTTCTTGGGCCCATTCTTGGGACCCTTCTTGCTAGGCTTGGGTTGACTCTTGCGTTGGTCATAGCTCTCTTCAGGGCGCTGACGTTCTTGGCCAGCCTGATTGGCCATACTGGGATAGGTTTCGTTAATACCGGTAACATCGGTTCCGGCAGGAGGACCACTCATATTAGGAGCACTAGGCATACTGGCTACACCAGCAATAGCACCCGGGGCCAACTGAGCCATAAGAGTGGGATCTTCCATACCGGCTAGATAGGCCTGATACTCCTGGAAGTATTCTGGTGGAATTGGGAGTTGCAGTGTAGTCAAACGCTCAAATAGATCGCGCTTAAATTGCTGCTCTGCAACCACTGTAGCGATTTTCTCATTCTTACGAGCTTCAACTTCGTCCTCAAAGTCAATGGGAATATTCACGGCCATAGTAGCAAGCGAGATTGGGAATCCACTAGCGGCCAGCTGCTGCAGGAAGCCACGTTCAATAGTTTCATCACGTAGGTTCATACTACGGAAACGAACTTCCGGAATAGCTAGCTTGGGACGCTCTTCAACGAACTCTGCACCGGTCTCTTCGTCAACCATAAGAACAGTTTCCATAACTGGAACTTTTTGGCCACCAACAGTGCGGAATTCATAGTGTCCTTGACGCTCGGCAACCGGTTCCATACGAGAACGAATAAATCTTTCAATCTTATGCTGGTAGGTTGAGAGCATTTGAGTAATGAGTTCACGGTTAAGAGCACCGGCAGCATAAGTACCGCCATTACCGCCCTGAAGAAGGTCGGCACCAATACCAAATACCTGCATAACCTTACTCTCGACTCGCATAAAGTCGGCATCCAAACGTGGCATACTCTCTCGACCAAATGCATTCTGGATAGTTAGTCCGTGGTGATAGGTCATCAATCGGAAGTCCGAGTTAACGGCCATAGCCAGGTCGTCCCTCAAGCTTTGAAGTTCCTGAGCATCCGGAATCCATGGACCGTCCTGGTCTACGTCAGGAAGACCAAGAGTAGCCAAAATAAGAGGAGAATATAGTCTGTCAGCAATGGCGTCTTGTGCCGCGTTGAGAGACTCCTCAAGCATAAGCATACGAAAAGCACGAAGTAGAATAGGAGTACCATGTTCGCTCCAGGGGTTAGTCTTAAATTTGAGCTGCTTCATGATAACATCTGAAACAGGGATTTCTTTATCTTGACGTGCCCAGGCTACAACATCCGGGTACATTTGCATAAGCATAGCATACTCTTGAGCAGGTTCTCTACGCTCAATCAACTTCTTAATCTCTTCTGGAACCTTAATGTGATACTGGTAAGTTCTTAGAGCACGATTCTTAGCTACAATAACGTCATTAGGGTTAATGATTTCATCGTCTTCCCATGCACCAATACCATCGTGCCAAGAACCCATGGCAAATACTTCACCAACAGTCCAGTGCTCACGACCAAGGTCAAATAGGAACTCGTTATAGTCTAATCCATCAAAGAATAGTTCATTATAGAACTCGGAGATGCGCTTGTCTGGGTGAATAAGTTCAATGTCTAGTAGCGGGTAGCGAGTATAGATGTCAATAAGACTGGGAACTAGGTAGTGAGTGGTATAGAGAAGGCGAGCCCAGTCACGAATCTTACGGGTTTGCTCGTCTGGGTCCTCCATGTTAAACCACCACGTACGCTCACGCCAGTACTCAAAGGGGTCATGGAGTTTGGGCCAAGCCCACTGTGCATCACTACCGGTTGCAGCTGCTGTTCTACGATTGGACGTTCTGGCCATACCGCTCTCAGCTAGGAAGTCTGTACCTAGTCTATTGAGTCTTTGACGGCCTTCTGGTGGGCCACCCATGGCTTGAGCCATAGGACCAACGTCATTGAGAATATTACCGGTTTTAACATTATTAAGCATATCTCGAGCAGCAACTCGACCGGCAATAGGATTACTAGGTAGGGTTAGACCACTAGGTCTTTCTTCCCAACTCTTACGGGACATTACTATACCTTATCTATAGGCAGCAGTCAACGTTGTTGCCACCACAAGAATGGCAAATACCAGTTGTACGTCCGACAACTACCCCACCACTAGCATTCTGCTCAATCTCAAATCCATCGAGAGTGAAATTCTTGGCTACGTGACGAGTTGAAGCTTGTCGAATATTTTGCTGACGTTCCATTATTGTCCCCTAGTATAGTAGATTAATTATTGAACCCAAGTGTGATTGGCTTGAATATTTTCGAGAGGCAGAGGGTTCTCGGTGTAGTTAGTGACCTGGCCACCACTAATAGTAATAACATCGTTATCTTGGATATTGGTTTGACCAAGGTTACCGTTGGCCCAGACGGCTTCCTGACCGACCTGCATGGCACTAAGATCAATAAACATACCGGGAATGGCCCAGTCAATAATACCGGTACCACCACTGGCCACTAGACGATAGGCATTATAGAGAATGCCACTAGCGGCCGGGACCTTGATAAGTGCCGGAAGGTTAGCGCCGGTAATTGTGGTACTGGCAATAGACACCCAGTTAGTACTCGAGTAACTACTAGTACCTACAGGAAGGTAAGCGTTAGGGGTATAACGATTTAGAGTGCCCTGCAACCATACAGTAGCGGTTCCACTCCAACCGGTTTCTGCATTTAAGGTGACAGTAACGGTCTCGATGTCCTGAATACTCTCTTGAGCACCGGGACTGCAAATAACACTAATATCAATATTACTGTTAATACTAGAGGATAGATTGAGTCCTGGATTAACACTACCGGGTTGGTAGTAACCCACTGACCCCCAACTAGTACCACTAATACCGGCCACTTGTCCACCACTGAAAGTCTGTGGATAGGCTACGGGAGCTGGGTTAACATTTGAGAGACTGCCGTTACCGTAGATGGTAGTAAACTGGCCAAGAGGGTAGCTCTTCTTGACCTGCTTGGGGCCTTTACCTTCTGCAAAATTCATATTATCTCCTAGAGGCCTAAGTAGTCGATACCTAGATCTTCATCTTGTGATTCTTGTAAAAATTTCAAGGCATTGGCCATAATTAGATTTTCATCTGGGTCTGCCATTGCCGTCTCTTCAACGGGAGTGGGCTTGGAGACTGCCTTGGGCCTTTCGGGTTGAACTACGGGTGCAGGCACTGGGCGATTGAGAACCTCAATATGTTGATCCACGGCCCTAAGACCGGTCTCAACACTGCTCTTAACCGATTGAATCTCTCGGGTTAGTAATCCAACTACATCTGGACTCTCTACCGGAGACACTAGAATTTCTTCGAGTGCATCCTGGGCACTACTCCACAAGAATGGTGTAACTCTGGAACCGGTAAGTCTGGCCACTTTGTTACGAGTAGTATCCCATTCGAACTGGTATTCGTGACCATTGTAGTCTACAAGAGTTCCATAAGTGATAAAACTTAGAGAACCCTCTACTCGAGCAAAGTGAATTGAGACCTGCTCTTCGGGTTGTGGTGCACGAACGGTGGCTTCAAGGACCTCTTCTGCAGGTACAGAAAGGATCTCGGCCTTTTTAGTTCTAAACATTAGTTACTTCTTGATCACCAATTCGTAGTCGGACTTGCGCTCGACACTGGCCGTACGGTCATCCCAGACAACTGCAAACTCACGATCACCAACGGCAATGACGGTACCGGAAATCTTGGTACTAGCAGTTTTGGCGTAAACGCGACTACCGGTTAGAGTGTCGTTGCCGTTAAGCTTGGCTAGAACACCAAGAGTGGCGTTTCTGTGAGCCTGCTTGTTGTTAAAACCACGAGCTTGCTTGGCAGCCATGGTAGGCTGACCATATGGAGCAGTCTGTTGAGCCGGGTTGTTATCGTCACGACCGTGCATTTGACCACTAGCATTGTCTCGGTCAATCTCGGCGGCCCAGTCATGGCGGAAGTCTTGCTCAACCTGCCAGTTACGCTGTGCATCGTTGCTGTCTGCATCAATAAAGTCGTTATCCATCTGTTGACCTTGTGGAATAAAGTCAACGTCAACCGGACTAGGACCATCAAATAGGTCAGCAATCTTAATATTCAAACGGGGTTCCATTTATTTCTCTTTCCGTGTAGGTGCGGATCTACACTCTAAGTTTATTTACAGGGGTAATTACATTTATTAGTCTTTGGGTGGCTGAGCCACTCCATCAATTAAGTTATCTACTTGAACTCGAGACATTTCACTTACCGGGCCGTGAGGTGCTACTCGAACAGTTGCAAAGCCTGGCTGTACGTCAATCTCTTTGCTGGGAGTTGTAATACCAATTTCACGATCGACTTTTTGTGTACTGTATCCCACTCCGGGGACTCCGGGCTTAATACCATAGTCGTGACTAGCGGTCTGGATAAAGTCAACGTTAACAATATCATCATCTAGAGTGCGAAAGCTATTGGCAAACTCAAAGTGATTGGGTTCACAAGTTTCGTGAGCGGTAAGTGGACGACCATCGGGAGCAGTCCCCGTCTGAACCACCGGGCCCTTAGCGCCTACATAGCTGGGCTCATCACAGAATCTGCAGGTAGGCCCAGGCTGATAGTTTTCGGTAACGTGAGTGTAAGCGGTACGAGACGCTTGGAAATTGCCCCATAAATCACTATCGTCAAATCTCTGTGTATTAAAATTGCCGTCACGATCGGGATCAAAGTTTCCAATAGGTGAAGTATCACCGGTCTCTTGTCTTCTAGTAAGTTCACGTACTACATAATTGATACCGGGAGCTCTAGACATCTCTTCAGTAGATGCAGCTCTAAAAGGATTTGACATACGGGGGACAATAAGACCGGTAGTAGCTCTACTACCAATGTGCTCCATGGCGTTAGTGCCTGAAAAATATGGTCTTAAGTCAATCTTACCGACTCTAGGTGGTAAACTTAGATATTCGTCTGCTGCATCAGCTCTAATGTGAGCAACCTGCTCAATAGGTACAATAACTGGTTTAACTAGACTACTACCGGGCCCAAAAGTTTTAAAAGCATCCGGGAAGCCGGAATCAGTTAGACGCCAGACTTTGTGATCTGGGTCTACAGGGTGGGGCCTTTGTTCCCATCTAGGCATCTGCTCCCAGTTGTAAGGAGTACGGCCTCTCTTCATTTCATCATCAGTGGGCATTCTAAAAAGACTGACGTGAGCCAAAGTTCTACCATACATTGGGTGATCTTCGCCTAGAGGCTCAAAATGTTGCTCCATAGGGCAACCTTCAGCGTGAGTATAGGCATTAGGCATACCAACGCAGTGATCATAGTGGTATTTGATTGGGCATTTGTTACTAGTGCAACCACGACCAAGAGTGGCATCAGGGCCACAAAACTCACGATGAATTTTTAGGGCTTCTTCACTAGTTCTTCTAGACTGACTGGGATCCCATTGACTTAGGCCAACGATCATTCCAATATTGCGGGGTGGACCACTTCTAGGGTTCCGCCATACACTAACTACGTGTCCAATTCCGTCACAAAGTTCACGAGGATCGTGATCGAGTTGAGCAAACAAAGAGTCGATAGTAGTGTTACGATGGAGTGGAGCAAGGTGTGAAGTTTCAGGGTCACCAAGCGGTCGGTACTGCACCTTGACTCGAATAGGAAGTGACTCTTCGTCTCTTTGAGCTTCAAACTGAGGGCGAACTTGACGCCACTTGGGACGTAGTTCCGGAGGAACGTCTTCTTCCCGTTCAAAGGCCGAAGCTAGCGCTTGGTTTTTAGAAGATAGAGCACGAGTTCGTCCTGCACGAATGGCTAAAGCCTCGGCTTTAGTGGTACTAGAGAATGGTGGTGTATCGTCAAACATCCATTCGGGTTGCGATGTTTCAGAAAGTCTAGCTAAATCTTCACGCCACTTGGACAACTGATCAGAACTTGGTGTTTCTTGATCAATTTTGTTACTTTCCTCTGAAGTCAGAAAGCGACTACGAAGATTGTCAGTTTTCTCTTCTACGTCAGTGCGTTCCCTTTTACGCCCTCTACTACGACCATTACCAGTTTCAGGAGCACTATTGACCATATCGTCAAAGTTTACTGAATCTTCTTCCTTTGGTGGTTCTTCATTCCAATTTACTTTGGGCATTTTGTCACCATACTATAGAACGGGTCCATTATTACTTCCAGAGTTACCGCCAAATTCTTGACTCCAAATCTTTTCATCTTTTTTGTCACGAATATCGCTATTACGCTTTGCACGCTCTTCTTTTTGCTTCTCTAGTAGCGGTTGCTCGATATTAGTCTTGTAAAAGTCGGATTCTAGAGCTTCGGTATTGGGAGTACTGGTTAATGGACCTAGAGAGACACGATCAGCATGAATTTGCTTGAGATCTCTTTCGACAACATCGGCGCAACTAGAGCAAAGACTGGTAAAGTGGCCCCAAGCTCCCATTGGGTCTACGAGTGCAATATCACCCGAGCACTCTAAGGG